TTTGCTCCCTCCTTTGGTGTTGCTGCAATCTTCAGGTTCCTTCTGTTCCTTCAAGGTTTCCATAACTGGACACTTAACCCTTTCCATATGATGGGGGTTGCTGGTATACTAGGAGGAGCATTACTCTGTGCGATTCATGGAGCAACCGTAGAAAACACTTTATTCGAAGATGGTGATCAGGCAAATACATTCAAAGCATTTGAACCAACACAAGAAGAAGAGACGTATTCTATGGTCACTGCTAATAGATTCTGGTCTCAGATTTTTGGCATTGCTTTTAGTAACAAGCGTTGGCTTCATTTCTTTATGTTGTTTGTGCCTGTTATGGGTCTCTGGACCTCCAGTATCGGTATTATTGGTCTTGCCCTTAATCTTCGTGCTTATGACTTTGTATCTCAGGAGATTCGTGCTGCGGAGGATCCTGAATTTGAGACTTTCTATACGAAGAATATCTTGCTTAATGAAGGACTTAGAGCGTGGATGGCACCAGTAGATCAACCTCATGAGCAATTTGTATTTCCAGAGGAAGTATTACCTCGTGGAAACGCACTCTAAAAATAAATAGAAGGAGTTCTCTGAACTCCTTTTTTTATGCTTCTCATACTAATACTTTTTATATTATTCGGTTTCTTTATGGTTTTACTATCATTAACAGATCACTATCATTACTAACAACTATGAAAACATTAACGCTCACAGAAGAACAGATTAAACTTCTTTCTGATGCCGTATGGATGCGTCAAAGATGCTTTATTGCTGGCGACAAAAGATTTAAAGAGTATGGTAAAATGTTAGAGGATATTCTTGGAGACCTTGACTATAAACCATCAAGATATTGAAATGATTAATTCCGAAACACCATATAAACTATCAGAAATTATCAGAGATACTTGGCCTCAACTTTACAGACCGGCAAAAGAAACCTATAATAGAAAAAAGAACATCAAAGATGAAAAATTGTAATGAGTACTCAAGAGTATTATAGACCAATTGAACTAATGAAAGATCCTATTATAACTCAATTTGAGTTTAAGGACTTTATTGGGGTCTGGGAAAATTTTGTTCCAACCTCATTTTGTGATAATCTCATAGAATTTTTTGAGAACAGTATTATAACTGGAGAATATATTAATTCAGTCAATCCAAACTTAAGGGGTAAATCAGAAACTTCTATTAATGATGGTAGTGATTCTTATGGGTCAAGTTTATTTCGAAAGGATAAGTCAATACTTTTAAATTATATCAATGAATCCTTTGCTATCCAAGTAAATCAATTTTTAATATCATGTGTTTCGCACTATATTGACAACTTTCCTCAACTATCAGAACTTCATTTAATTTCTCCTCATATTAAGTTTCAAAAAACTTCTCCTGGTGGAGGATATCATATATGGCACTATGAAAATTCTTCATTAGATATTGCAGCTAGAGAATTGGTATGGACAATTTATTTGAATGATCTCCCAGACGGTGAGGGGGAAACAGAGTTTTTATATCAACACCGAAGGATCAAACCATCAAAAGGAACAGTTGTAGTTTTTCCTGCAGGAATGACTCATGTTCATAGAGGAAATACAGTCTTTACCACAGACAAATATATTTTGACGGGATGGTATATTAAAAATGCATGATTATTGGGTGGTGTTAGATAAAACTACAGGAAGAGTGATTGCTCATTGTGGAGAAGAATCTGATGCATTTATGTTGATGAGTTTTGACCATGATAAGAGAACTTATAGAAAACAAAAGTTTATTGTCGATCAAGTTATCACAGTAACATCATCTACAGACAAACAACTTCCCGGTCAACAAGGATTACCTGCAGCAAAAGAAGAACTACCTCCAATAGAACTTCAACAACAAGTTTGGCTTCCTGAAGGTCGAGGAATTCCAGTTAACGCTAAATAACTTTCAGTTTATAAAGAATTATGAAGTTTACAGTTTATTCTAAAGACGGTTGCCCATATTGCACAAAGGTCCAACAAGTGCTAGAGTTGGCACAACTACAACATGTAGTTTATAAACTTGGGGTAAATTTTACTCGTGAAGAATTCTATTCAGAGTTTGGAAAAGGATCCACATTTCCTCAAGTTATTGTAGATGAAAAACACATCGGAGGATGCACAGATACTGTTCAATATCTTAAGGAGCAAAATCTAGTTTAATGGATAATAATTTTCACGAAGTCTATAATGATGTTGAAAAAGCAATTGATTATGCTTTTAATGGACAATTTGTATTGAAGTTTTATGACTATCTAAAAGTTCGTGGAACAAAAAAGATTGAAGTTGATGAGTTCATTGAAAGTACAACCGCCAATGAACTTAGTAATCTTGTAATGGATCTTGATGATTATCTCGAAGGTGGTTCAGATGAAATACATAAACAACTTCGTGAAGGATATGGACACATTCCAAAACCACAAGCAAGAAAAATTAGAAATTACCTATATGGTATATTAGAGGATGCCTGGAAATACAGCCATGACAAAAGACCAGGGAGACGCAAAAAGCAAACTAAATAAAAGTGAACCCCAAATTAATAGGGGTGTTGAGTTATTACTACGCAATAGGAGGAGAAGATCAGAAAAACCAAAGACTTTTCAAGTAAAGTTTGGTAAAATGATCTCTCTCTTTCATAGAGAGTTTCATTTCTTTATCGACTTTTACTTCGACATAAGGAAAAAATAAAACTCTCTGGAGAAGACAAATGTTAGCAGTAACTCTAACCATAGGAACACTGGTTTCAATCATGTTCTTTTTTGTAGGAGGAGTAGTAGGGTGGTTGGCAAAAGAACACTTCTACCAAACTCAACCAGTTTACACGCACCCAGAGATGTTTGATTCAAATGGGAATGTAATACCTGACGAAATTTTAGCAGTGAGATTTGAAAACGATTATGGCTACGACTACGACGACGAAGAAGAAGACGACGACTGAAAAACCAATCGAGACTCTTCCTACAAATCCATTCATATATGAAATTTTAGAACTTGCTTCTAAGCAAAGATCAAATGCAAAAAAAGTTGAAGTTTTAAAAACTTATGAACATGATTCATTGAAGACTGTTTTTATCTGGAATTTTGATGAAAGTGTAATTAGTCTTCTCCCTGAAGGTGATGTTCCTTATGCAAATGCCGAAGAGCAAACAGTTTATTCTGGTACTCTTTCAGAAAATCTAACTAGAGAAGCATCTGGTGGAGAATCTGCAACGGGACAAGATCTAGATGGAAGAGGAAGAACCTCTCTCAGAAGAGAGTATCAAAATCTCTATCATTATGTAAAAGGAGGAAATGCGGGACTCAACACAATTCGTAGGGAGATGATGTTTATTAACCTTCTTACTGGTCTTCACCCCAAAGAAGCTGAGGTGTTAATTCTTACAAAAGATAAGAAACTGACTGATAAATACAAGATAAGTTTCGAAAATGTCAAAGAAGCATATCCCGATATTCAATGGGGTGGCCGTTCATGACAGTAGTTGTTGAGGAAGATGTAAAAATGGCAGAGTACGCTGAGAATAAAAAGATTGTTCTGCCACATGAATATGGATGTGAAATTCTTCTAGAAAAAACAATACTTAGTAAAGCAAAAGATTCTTCATTTCCAAGTGATGCTTACTTGATTTGGTATATTGTAGATGGTGAGGAGCGTCTTGATTTAACTCGATGTGCAAAAAGAGTAAATTTATTTGACATGTACTATGACAAATATGGTCCAGGTGCAGTTCAAAAAATAGACTTTGGATATGGGAGAGTAAACCCTAAACTATGGGGATATAAACAACCTGAGAAAAAGAAAAAAAGATGAGTGAAGGTTTTAAAGGATTTGCCAAATCGGCAGATGACAAAGAATTTAGACTTTATATTAAAAATAAAGAAGTAAATAAACTCATTAAAGAATATAAAAAACTTAAAAAATATCAAAAATCATCAATCTTTGAGATCGAAAAACTTTCTGGTCAAGAAACAAAGATAGATAAACTAATCAACGAATATGGGATAGATCCTAAAGCAATTGAATAATGGGAAAACATTATCTTTTAAATTTGTACGGATGCTCGTTTGTTCTTTTGGACGACGAGCGTTGTCTTATTGACCTTCTAGAAAATGCGGCCGCGGCAAGTGGTGCTACTGTGGTTCAAACAATTTCAAAAAAGTTTGAACCACAAGGAGTCACTGTAATTTGCTTGTTATCGGAAAGTCATATTAGCATTCATACTTGGCCTGAAGAGGGTAAAGCTGCTGTAGATGTTTATACTTGTGGTGATTGCAATCCCAAGATTGGTTGTGATATCATCATTCAACAACTTTATGCAACAGAACATACCCTCAGTTATATTGAGCGGTAACTAAATACACTATATCTGGAGAAGTCTATGCTCTCTACTCAGTATCGTTTACGCCTTGAAGCAATCTGTGAACGAATTGCAAAAAGTGAATCTGTAGAGTTAAGTGATATGATATGGGCAGAAAAACTTGCC